AGCTGGTAAATGTGTGTTTAAATATGAAACAAGCATTTTTATGTCCTCTGTTCCTAGAGAAGGATGGATAACTTATGATTTTAATATTTCTTGTAAAGATGGAAGATATAAGTATGAATTTAAAAACTTTTATCATCAGGGAAAATCGATTAGTCTAGGTCTAATAACTAACGAAGATGTTTTAAGTAGTTTAGATGGTCCTACCGCATGGAAAAAGAAAGTAACAAGTGAAGTACAAACACAAATTAGAAATAAAATGCAACTACTCATTTCGTCTTTAAAACAAAATATGAATAAGAGTAATGTTATTAATGAAGATTGGTAAAATATTTCTCAATAAAAAATAATCTCCCAAATATTTGGGAGATTATTTTTTTTGTGTACATTTGCCATGTCAAACACAATCATCAGGAACAAATCCTTTGATTATTTTATTTTTAAAATTATAAATTTGCCTCGGCAAGTAGTGGAACCTTCTCCGGATGGTTGTGTTTGACGACACCACGAAAGTCGGGGTTTTTCTGTTTTCGTGGTTTTATGGAGAAAACCTTTTAAAACAAAAATAAAATGTCAAACACAACCGCAACAATCAATTTAGAAGATCATTCACCGTTGAATATCTTCAATTTCGCAGATGCTTTCGCAGAAAAGCCTTCGAAAAAACTGCCAACACCTTGTCAATTCATCAAGGAAAACAATCTAAAATCTTTTCGTAGTAAAACCCTTAAAAATGGAAATATCAGACTGTCAGTCGTTTCCAAATCGGGACATAATTTTTATGCGATACAAAGGAATTTTGTACTAGCCTATATCAAGCTGGTTCGTAATTTCCAAAGTTCAATCATTTAAATAAAATACTATGAAGAACAAAACCAAACAATGTATTATTGGCGTACAAATCGAAACTTTACTTTCGCTTTATCCAGCCTCCGAACTCGAAGATTGTCTATTTGATGTTTTCCAAACATCCTATATCGAAGAGGAAATCAACCGTGACGAACGCGAAAAGCGCAGCATTTTACATAGCGCCATGCGTGACATCTTTCGCGCTTGCAATCATCAACACCATAACTGTAAAAAAGATGTATCATGTATAGAAAGAAAACCGACCTAACAAGCCACGAAGGTATCTTTGTCGAAGCTGGAAGTCTTTGACAAAAACGTGGCGAATTGATGATCTTGGAAGACGAAGACCAATTTGTTTCCGCTCCTTTTGACGAGAAAATTTTCATTTCCGTTTCTAAATAAATTGTTTAACAAAAAGCCTTTGCCTAGTGTAGAGGCTTTTATGTTTTCGCCTTGCTATCTTGGCAATTGCCAACTTATATCTTCGGAGAAAATTACAGCAAATGAAAATAGCAGTTTTAAATTTTCTTAAAAAAGAACATCCTACAAAGTTGGCGCGCTTCAACGAAGCTCTTCAACTATTGATGCAGACCAATAATGCATCGGCAATGTTGCAGCGCAACTACAATACACGAGGTTTTACCGAAAAATCTTTGGAAAGCTTAGAGTATGATCTCAAAAAATTGCATGGCATTTCGGATGCGGATATTCGTCGACATATTGTCGAAGTTCCTGCAGAACAAGAAGCGGAAACTTCGGCGCCAGCACTAGACCAAAATTTATTTTTGGCTGCCAACAAAGATGCGTTTAGTAATGTTTTAAAAGACATGAACGACGAAGAAAAAGCAGGTTTCAAAATCTCAGAAAGATATCCTTTCTTGAGACTTGAGGACTGTCCTAACGAATTCAAAATCTTGACGGCGGATGCCATTACAGCTTTCCATAATTTCAAAGATGCGCATACTAAGCTTTTTGAAGAAGTGGTAATGCCAGAAAAACAAGAATTGACCTACGACGAAATCTATACAATTGCGTCACAGCTTTTGGAAGACTTCGAGATCAACAGAGAAATCCATAAAGAATTGGAGCATTATGCTGCAACTGGTGAAATCCTTGCCGAGCATGAGATTTTTGAAGGATTGAGAAAAGACCGCGAAATCGCTGTTTTATCAGATATCCAACTAAAACAGAAAATTACCAATCTTGCTTCTCAAATTTCTAAAAAGAAAAAAGCCGTTGAAACTGAAAAAGACAAAGCTAAAAAAGAAGAATTGGAAGCGTCCAAACTCGCTTTGGAAAACGAAAAGGCATATTTGACAGAGAAACTAAAAGAGAGAGAAGCAAAGCCAGAAGATCTTGAAGAAAAATAAATTTTTCGAATTACCTGCCATTACGGAGAAAGCAGAGAAAAAGCGGTCGCAAGATGCAGCATTCTCTGCCTATCTCAATCATCATTTAGAAAAGATAGAGCGTGTCGAGGATTTGGTAAGAATCCCACAAATTGGCGAAATATTCTTCATACATACAGAGAAAGCTTTTAATGCTTTTACGTTTATCCCTTGGTTGGCAAAACGATACTTTATCGAAGAATTATACGCAAGCACCTACTCTATTTCTCGACGTGTTATTGAGGCCATCCAACAGATGCAACAGGCGGGACAAATAGGTGAAGTTAATCTGCTTATCTCCGACTCTATGATTAAGCGAAATCCGCAAACGATAGAAGTCTTGGAAGGTGTAGCAAAACACAATGCTAATTTTAATATTCAATATTATTGGAATCACAGCAAAGTGTGCCTGATAAAAGCAGGCGAGTTTCATCTTATCCTGGAAGGTTCTGGTAACTGGAGCGAAAACGCTCAACTAGAGCAATACACATTAACCAATCACGAGGAAGTCTACAACTTCCGAAAAACCATGTTTGAACTATGAAACTAGAAACATTTGAATCAGCTTCACAAATTGTATCAGAAATAAACTGGAATCTATCGAGAATAAAAGACTTATCTGCAGATATAAACTCAATTAGAGAAGAAGAAAGTAGTGGAATTACAATCATTGCTTTAAATAGAAGAATGATTTTCGATAAAAAAACAGTAATAGATCATCTTGAAAAAGAAAAGAAAGAACTGGAAGGAAAAACTGATAATCTAAAACAACTATTTGAAAAACTTTAGAAATGCATTTCCAACAAACATACATCCAAAGGACTAATGATCTCCGCATAGAGCAAACCTATGACGGTTATCGCATCCAGCGCAAAAATATCATGACCAAAGTATCTTGGTTTGGTCTTCGTGTGGAAGTGCGAGAACATTGGTATAACGTGAAAACCGCTAACGATTCGGGAAGAGAATTAATTTTCGGCGTTAGACCTTACAGCGTGCTGTCTGATGCACAAGCAGAAATGCAAAGAATAAAAGAATTTCCAAAATACTATTACAAATAATGGCGGTACGGGTAAGACTTTCTGACGAAGAATTGGAGCAAGTAGAACAACTGGCGGGCATTGGCTATTCTGCCGAGCAAATTGCCATGTATCTCGACGTTCCGAAAAAAGACTTTATGCAAGATTTTTATGATTTAGAAAGTCTTATCTATTACCATTATCAGCGAGGTTTGTTGATGACGGACGCAAGTGCTGGGATGACATTGGCGGCCAATGCCATTGCTGGTAATATAACCGCGCATCAACAATTAGAAAAAATAAGACGTCGACAGCTGGTCGACAGAGAAAAGAAGCGTATTATTTATGGCCAAGAAACTCCTTGATTACGATATTAACGATCTATACGAGTGGATGGAAAATGGCAAGTCGCAACACATGCCAGAAGAATTTATCCAATACGTTAATTTACTAGACAAAGTGCGCTCCATGAAGTTGCGCCCAGATGTTTATGGAAACAAAGAAACCATAATAAAACATCTGATGGCTTTTGAGCCAGAACTAAAAAATAATCGTTACAAAGCTTCACAAATATATGCGGAAAGTATAGAGTATTTCTACAGTTCCGAAGCTATTTCTAAAAAGGCTTATCGTAATCTTTATGCCGATGAACTAGATAAATCTTACGATTTGGCTATTGCTCTGGCTGAAACGACAGCCGACATCGAAAAAGCATCGAAAATAAAATTAATGGCAGCCAAAATCCGTAATCTCGACAAAGAAGATGAGGAGACGCTTCCAAAAGAATTTTTTCAACGTCCTTACAAGGTTTACACTTTGGATATGGATATGTTTGAGCAAGGAAAAGCAGACCGTCAAGAAGCTTTGGAATGGATTGAAGAAAACACTAAAAAGCTTTCTCCAAAAGCGGTTGAAAGAATTAAGCAAGAAGCCATGATTTCGCCAATTAAAATATTCTTAGATGAAGAGGAAGATCCACGTAAAGACTGAGTTTGACGATGTAGAGTTGCGCTACTCTACTTGGTTAAAAATGATTCTAGATATTATGCGTCCCAAAAATGCTTTTTTGGTTCTTGGACGTGCAACGACAAAAACAACAGATTTTCAAGCTGAGCGCAGCATGGATATCTGTTACGACATGCCTGGATGTTATTTGGGTTTTGTTGGCGATACTTATACCAATTTGCTTAAAAACGTTGTCCCTTCATTTATTGAAGGTTGGAATCGTAAAGGTTGGCGCGAAGGCACTCATTATGTGATCGATGATGAGCCGCCAGCGCATTTCAAACTACCTTACAAAGCGCCAACAATGTACAAACATACAATATCAACTTTTTTGGGGAATTTCTTCAATTATATTTCGATGGATACGCCCAGCTCTGGTGCGGGTAACTCCTATCAGCATTTATTTGGTGATGAAGCAAAGTATCTTGAAAAGAAAAGAATTGACAAGCTTTTTCCTGCTTTGCGTGGTGATGCAACATTGTTTGGCCATTCTCCATTCTTTATGGGTGCAACATTTACGACTGACCATCCAAACATTTTGATGCCTGGTGAACATGAATGGATTCTGGACCGCGAAAAAGAAATGAACAAAGAGCAAATGAAGCACTTGCTTAATATTTCTTTAGAACTTAACGAGAAACGTGTTGACCTGATCAATGCATCCAGAAAACGGAATAATCCGATGATTAAGAAGTTGGAGCGCGAAATACAAAGGTTAAGTTTGGCGCATACGAGGCTACGTTTTAACTCTACATTTTTCTATATCGCATCGAGTTTTGTCAATCTAGATTTATTGACTTTAGATTTTTTTAAAACAGCTTTATCTGCTTTGGGCGAGGAAGAATTTAATACTTCCGTATTGTCTTTTAGTCCAGAAGTTGAAGCGGGACAAAAATTTTATGTAGGACTAGATTTAGATAAGCACGTTTATGAAGATGGGATCAAAAATGATTGGTTTCATCAGTTTAATTTAGGTGACGATGCATTGGTAAATTCATCGGCTCTGCGATATCTCAATCCGAAAAAAGGGGTTGAAATTTCGTTGGATTTTGGTGATCAATTATCTCTAAATATTCATCAGCTAAATGGAGAATATTGGGACACATTAAAAAATTTATTTGTTTTAGCCCCTCAAGGATCAAGAGAATTATGTGATTTATTTTTAGATTTTTTTGCTACGCATCCAACAAAAAAAATTGATATGTATTATGACCGAAGTGGGAATCAATACCAAAGGAATAATCGTGACTGGGCAAACGAAATAAAACGTTTCTTAGAATATGATCGTGACGGACGTGCAACAGGTTGGCGTGTAGAACTGAAGTCACGAGGCATGGGAAATATTGAACAACAAACAGAATTCCTTTTAGCAAGAGCAATGATGCAAGGCACTTTGAAGGGACTGCCAAAACCTAGATTTGATAAATATCAATGTCGAGAACTTTTGTCAAGTATGGGGATTGCAAAGCAAGTTATAAAAGCTAATGCAAAAGGCGTTCGTCAAATCTTTAAGGATAAAACGTCAGAGAAAATTGCACTTCATAAAAGACCAATGTATTCAACGAATTTATCAGATGCATGGAAGTATGGTCTTTGTCGTCGAGAGTGGTTGGCATTGATGCGAGAAGAAAAAGTTGACTGGTCCGCTCCGGAGGTGGTAGAATAGTTGTATATTTGAAAATGACAACTTTAGAAGCTTTTGACAAAGCACATCAAAAAACTTATGCATTATTTACAAAGCTTTTAGATCCAATAATAGATTTTATATCTAAAAAATTGTAATCTAACTTGCTGATTACAATTTTAGAAAAGTTCGTAAACTACGATGTACATTAGAAATATACAGTTTTACAATTTTAGAGACTATTATAAGCTTCTGCAAAGAAAAATTAATTTCTCGGTGGATCAAGGGGAAGTCGGTGGCGATAGCACAGGACATCCGACGAGAAATTAATCCGTCTACTCCGCGAAGCGGAAAAATTTTTTGCAACAAAAAAAGCGCCTATATGGGCGCTTCTTGTTTATGTTGCTATTTCGTTTAATACTTCGAAAATGTAATCCGGCTCAACGCCTTCATCGAAGAAAATTTCTTCAACTTCCATGAAATCGAAATCGGAGTCTTCCATTCGTTCCAAAATTACTTCCTTAATGTTTTCTAATTTCTCGGCTAATTCTTGCGGATAACGTTCTCTAATAGGTGTTTTCATATTGATTGGCTTTTATTTTTTTTAAGACTTCGTTAGAAAGTGCTTTTTTCATTTCTGTTAAGAGTTGTTGGATGCGGTTTTGGTTGCAAATACTTTGTTCTATTTTCCTAATCTGCAAATAATGCTCGTTAATAATTCGATTTTCGTGGATAGCATTTTCGAGAATCGGAAAAACTATTCTTTTGTAGTCTTCCAATGCTAGAAAAGGAATCACAGAACCACGCAAAAAAGGCTCTAAAATTTTACTTTCGAATACGATGCTTAAAATTTCAAAATCTACGCTCCTATCGGTCACAACTTCCCAACTGTTCGGGATTGGCTCTTTAAGTGGTCGCCCAGAATAACAGCCAACGCATTGGATATAAAAAACGCTTATTTGGTCGGTGGCTTCGGTGCGCTTTCCGTTGTATTTTTTAATCTGCATTGTTAATGATGAGTTTATTGTTAACGACTTCTACTTTAATTTTTGCGCCAGCTTCAAAGCCTGCCAATTTTAGCCATTCGCCCGCCAATACTATTTTTGGGATTGCCTTCCTATTGCGCACAGAATAGGAAATTTTTAATTTTCTAAAACTCATAATCTGCAAAGTCTGAAAGGTCACACGAATAAAAAATAAACATTTCGACAATCGCTTCAACTTGGTTAAATTTCTGCGCTGTCATTTTTTTGAAGTAGTGGTAAGCTTCCCAATTAAAGAGTTTAGAAAATCCTTTAGAATTAAGTTCTTGATAAACTTTATCGGATAGTTTTTGTATTTTTGTCGGTGCGTTCATACTATTAATTTTTTAATGGTTTTGAATATGTGCTCCTATTCGTCACAATAGGAGCACAATTTTTTTTAGATTTGAAATGTTAAAACTTGTTTGTTGCTCTCCTGGATAAGTCCGTCAAGTTTTGAGGCACAAAGATTTAATATTTCCTCAATAATATTCGAATTTGAAATCTCGAATTCGTTATTTCCATCGCTCTTGATGATAAGTTTCTCTCTCATACCATCACGACTAACCAAATAGGCGTTAAGGTCGTCCGCTTTCTCTCTCAAAAAATTATGCTTTTCAGCCATTTTTTTGAAGATGTCAAGGTTCTTAATTCGTTGTTCTGCGGTGGTCGGAGTAAAAAGATTGTCCAATACTTCGTTTTTGTTTGGCAATTCCTTTTTTTCCTCCAAAACAGGTTTTTGAATTTTGGCAATAATCACTTTGTCTGTTACGTCCGTGATAACTTTTTCGTCTGTTTTTGTTTCTTTTAATTTATTCATATTCAATTGTTTAACTATATAAATATACGAAATAATATTTAATAAATACCGCAAATGCGGTATTTTATTATACTTAAAAACTCTTTTTATAAACATTCTAAATAGTATTATTTAATTACAGAAAACCACATTTTTACACGCCAAAACAAAAACGAAAAAACGCAAAACGCTGAAAATCAATTTGTAATCCATAAAAACTTTTTGAAAGTTTTTTTGTGTTTGATGATCCGCCCGACGCCGCCGAGAATCATAATTGCAATTGCCTTCTTTTGAAAAAATGGAGAAATATGGCAGAAATCCCACCAATAGGGCAAAATGGCAATATTGCCATTTATCCAATGTTTCGACAATTTTTGCCTTGCTATGTTATAGCACGCATGCGTGCAACTTGCCATAAAAAAAGATGGCAAAGGTTGTCAGTGATGAGATTCTAAAGCTCAAGATTATAGTTAATGGTGACGAGGCGCAGAAGCGAATTCTAGATTTAGAAACTGCCAATAATGATTTGGCAAAAAAGATTGTTGATCTCAACAACAAAGAAAAAGAACTCGCTAAAAATAG